AGGGCGCTTACGAATTCATGGTGCTGCAGTACGATGGTAACGGCATATTCCGAGTGCTCGAAGCGACGCCAGCGACTGCGCAGGCAATCGGCATGATCGGCGCCACCGGAATCAGCCACTGGAGCTTCCCTGCGGTCAGTTCTTATGTCGCGACAGTTGCCGACAATGGCAATGTAATATCGAGCCTCAACAGCCCGGCTTCCTACTTGGCGATCACGTTGCCGTCGACCACAGCCGTGCCGTGGGATGGACGATCGGAATAGCTACCGACGGCAACAAGACCGGCGCGGTGCAAACCAACTCCATCTCAGGCGGGCGCATTCTCTATCCGGGCAGCGGCGCAACAACTACTTCGGCGTCGCTGGCCGCAGCAAACTACGAACTTCTCGTTCTGCAATTCGACGGCGGGAATTTCCGAGTTATCCAGGCGACACCGGCAACCGCTACATTGATGGGGATTAGCGGCAACGCCCCGGGGATCAATCGTTGGAGCTTTCCGGCGGTCGGCACCTATGCCGCCTCCCAAAGCGACATTGGCAACGCATTGTCCAGTTACAACGCCCCGACCAGCTCGCTAACCGTGACCCTGCCACCGACCACTGCTATAAGTTCCGGCTGGACAATGGGCTTTGCGACCGACAACGGCAAGACCATGACTGTCCAAGTCAACGGCGCCTCTGGCGGACACATCCTTTATCCCGCCGGGGCGACCGGCTCGGCCGGCAACTCGGTGACACTCGCGCCGTTAAACTACGAATTTCTAGCGTTGCAGTTCGACGGCAGCAATTTCCGAATAGTGTCGATTACACCACGCAGCGCCACGGTGCTCGGCATGTTCGGGCATCAGATCACCACGGGGGAGACCCCGGCGCTTGGCTCGGGGTCTAGCGACTGTGGCACTTCGCCGTCGATCGGCGGCAATGACAGTGTCGGACGAGTTACCGTTGGTGCGGCCAATGGTGGCCGTTGCACGATCACATTCGTATCGCCATGGCCGAATCCCCCGGTTTGTTCGGCTTTCGACGAAACCAACCCGATCCTTATAAGGCCGATCGCTAATTCGACCGCCAGTATGGTGCTCACCGGGACCTTCGCTGCCGGCTACGTTCTCGACTATAGCTGCCTCGGTTTTCAATGATCAGGGCCCTCACAACCGAGGGGTGTTGGGGTGAAGCACAGACGTCCCAGCGGCCCGCCATTTGTGACATCGTGGAGTTGCTCTGATGCCTGCGCCTGACGGCAAGCGGACCGCGTTCGCGTCATATGCTTGGGGCGGCTGGGGCAGTCAGAACGACGTCACTCGATTTCGCGATGTTTTCCAGCCCGATGGAGGAAGCTTCTCACCCAGCTATCCGCTGGTTCCGCCGGAGCGCGAGCAGGTACGCCTCTGGGATTATCCAGTCGGCTACAATGCGATATACACGCCGCGTTCTTACGAAGCGATCGGTTTCGACGAACTGAGGGCGCTTGCCGAAAGTCACGATATCACTCGGCTCGCGATTGAAACTCGGAAGGACCAGGTCGAAAAACTCGACTGGGCGATCAAGTCTCGCAACGAGAAAACGCCTGACAAAGACGCCGCTTCGCGGATTGACCAGCTGACCGAGTTCTGGCGAAGCCCTGATGGCGAACAGCCCTTCGCAACCTGGCTTCGCGAAGCGCTCGAAGACGTTCTTGTGCTCGACGCGGCGGCATTCGAATTACGCCGTAACCGCGGCGGTAAAATTATCGCGCTCGACATTGTCGACGGCTCGACGATCAAAGTATTGCTCGATGATACCGGTCGGCGGCCGCGCCCGCCGGCCCCGGCCTACGAACAGATCATTCACGGGCGACCCTGGCGTCTCCTGACGAGTGACGAGCTGGTGTACCTACCGCGGAACCGACGGCCGCAGAAGGCCTATGGTTTCAGCCCTGTCGAGCAGATCGTGACGACTGTCAATATCGGGCTGCGCCGCCAAGCGATGCAGCTGCAACATTTCACGGAGGGCAATGTTCCGCCCGGTCTGCTTAACGCACCGGACGGGTGGAGCCCCGAGCAAATTCGGCAATTCCAGGAGTGGTTCGACTCGATATTGGCGGGAAATACGGCTAATCGCACTCGCCTCGTCTGGGGTCCCAGTGGCGCCAAATACCAGGCCTTCAAGGAGGCGCCGTATAAGGACGACTTCGACGAGTGGCTGGCGCGGATCGTGTGTTATGCATTCTCATTGCCGCCCACTGCCTTTACTCCGCAGGTCAATCGGGCCACGGCGCAGACTGCGCAAGAAGCAGCCCTGGAAGAAGGGCTGGCGCCCCTGCTCGGGTGGGTCAAGCGGTTGGTCGACGGCGTCATCCAGACCAGGATGGGCCATGTCGATCTCGAATTCGCCTGGTCAAATAGTCGGCCGACAGATCCAAAGGACCAGGCGGCAATCCTCGGCGGTTACGTGAAGGACGGGATTTATACCCTCAATGAGGCGCGCGACATTCTCGGAATGTCCCCGCTCTCAGGCGGCGACAAATCTATGTTTTTGACCGCACAAGGACCCGTGCTGCTAAGCAACGCCGATAAAGAAGGCCGAAGCCGGCTTACAGATACTTAGGTTCGCCCGCCACTTACGTAGTCGAAATCTGTTTCCAAGCGATGCTGCCGGCCTGCACCACATTAGCAGCGTGCCACGGCATCGCCCATGCTTCGCTCCGCTTAGATCCTGTAGTTGCAGTGATTGTGCTCATCGGTCACCGACGTTGCGGCACCTCTCACAACCTGCGTCGATAGTTTATTTGCTCACGCACAATAAGTAGGCACGCTAGGAGCCCTCAATGAGTGTTCTGCCCTCCGACATCGTCGTGTATGGTTCGGCTAATATACCTGAGGCGGATGGTGCAATCAATGGCGGCGCTGTTGATTTTAGCCGTCGGGTTGCTTTCTACGACATCGCCCCGGCCGGCAGCGTAGACGTCATATCGACCTCAGCCAGCGACACCGCGACCAAGATTATCTTCTACGGTCGTGACACGACCGGAGTGATACAGAGCCAGACCTTGAGCTTGAATGGACAGACTTGGGTAACCGGTTCTCAGCTGCTGGAACGGCTGCTATACGCCGCTTTGTCGGGAGCCACCGCAAACGGGCCCGCCGCCAATCCGGGCGGCACGCCTGCGGTTGGCGACGTGGCGCTCGCAGCGCACAGCTGTGTATTGCCGTCCGGTTCAGTCAGCACTGACGCAACGGTTCGGACCGCGCAGAGCGGATCCGCCAATCACGCCGGGACGATCCCGCCCTTGTTCAAGTTACAGGCGGGTGACGGAGCCAGTGTCTCCCCCCGACAGGTGATCTGGATCAGGAGCGGGACCGGTGCGAACCAGCTGCGTCAAATCATCGCCACGTCCGGTTACGGCACCGATATGGTGGCCGTCAGCCGCGATTGGGCCGCGATCCCGGACAATACGACCACTTACAAAATTCTTCAGGGAATGCTCTTTGAGATTTCGCCAAATCCGGTAACGGCCGTTATCCGAATGTTCTCCAGCACAGCAGCTGACGGACCTGCCGGCGCTCAACGCACCTACTACGAGAAAGTCTTCGCCGTCAATAACAATACCGGCACTGCACTTACCGGAACCCAGATCGAGGTGGCTAGCGAGACACCGAGTGCGCCATCGGGCGCGTTACTGGATTTGGCGCTGACGACCAACTTGAATGACACGGGCACCATCGCCAACAGACAGACCGCTCCTTCTTCGGGGATCGGCTCGTTCTCAACCCAGCCCGCCTTTGTCGCTGTGCCGGGCTCCGGCAATCTGCCGCCTGGCACCGCGCCCAACGCAGCGGGCGCCCAAGGCATCTGGTTACGCTTGACCTTACCGCCCGGCGGCGCGAGCTACAAGGGCTCGGCCGATATCAGGATACAGGGTACCACTACTTGATTTATCGCAGCGCTATCCACTTGTGATCGCGTCAAGACATTGCTTTATTGCGAACGCACGACAAATTATTTGGTGCTTGGTCTGCCGCAGGCGGCATGATTTCAATAAATACTCAGCGCAAACAGGTCGGACTACGCCATGACGGTTGCTACCCGGCTCGTACGCGACACGCAGCAAGATTTTGCGCCGCAAGATCATCCTGGACGATGAGTCTCAACTCGGCCTCCACCAGCCGGGTCCTGGAGAGAGCCTGCTACTCCTGCCCTTATCGGCGCCCTTCGACGACGCGTCCTGCCGCGCTGCGATTACCGCGGCTACCAGAGCGGAACCGCTCACCGTGCGCTGCTGTATCATTGATGCTGGCGGCAATGTCGTTGGCGTTTGCAATGCGGATCCGGCGCTCGACACACATCCGGCGGGTCAGCTCATAGCGCACGAAGTCGCTGACCCCGGAGACCGGTATGAGGGTGGCGTGTTCAAGCGGGAAAATGCAATCGCCGACAATGCCACCCGCACGGGTTCGAAACTGGCGCATCTGCCGCTCGACAACCCGGTGGCCGAGGTGAGTTCTCTTGCCCCGAAAAGCAGATATGAGATCGGCGATACCGTTTACCGAAAGGACGTCGCCTCGGCTCGGCCATGACCCAAATCTTCATCGTCTCCGGCACCAGTTGGACGGTGCCCGGCGATTGGTCGAACAGCAATTCTATCGAGACGATCGGCGGCGGCGGCGGCACAGCCAATAGCGTCGGTTCCGGCACCGGCGGTGGCGGCGGCGGCTACTCGAAGATCACCAACCTTTCGGGGCTCAGCGGCTCGATCACTTTGTCGATCGGAAGCGGCGGCTCCTCTGGTGCAGCGGGCGGTGATACCTGGTTCAACGGGGCCAGTATCGGCGCCTCATCGTCGGCGCCAAGGGCGGGGGCGGCGGCAGTGTCGGACCCGGTAGCTTTGGACCGGGGGGTGCATCTGCGGACGGCATCGGGACGACCAAATATACCGGCGGCAATGGCGGCGATTACAGCGCAGGGGGCTGGCAGGGTTCCGGCGGCGGCGGTGCGGCCGGGCCCAATGGCGCCGGGGGAGTCGGGGCAGGCGGCGCTGGAAGCAGCGACAGTGCTGGCGGCGGCGGCGGCGGCGCTGGCAGCGGCGGAACCGCTGGCATGGCTGGCGGCGCGAATGTTGGCGGAAATGGTGGAAATAATTTTAGCGGCAGCGGGGGCGGCGCTGGGTCGACAACCCCCGGTACGATCGGTACGGCTGGCACGAATGGCGGCGGTGGCGGCGGCGGTGATGGCGCCGGACCTGGCGCAGCCATGGGCGGCGGCGGCGGCCGCGGTGGGGACGGTATAGAATGGGACAGCACGCACGGCTCTGGCGGCGGTGGCGGCTGCGGAAGCGGCTCGAATAGCGGCAGGGCTGGTGGCGCCGGTGGCGCCTACGGCGGCGGCGGCGGTGGTGGCGGCAGTGCCGATGCCGTTCCCGGCAGCATAGGACTTGGCGGCCCCGGCGGTCAGGGCCTGATCGTCATCAGCTATACGCCGGCAACGGGCGCCACGGTTAACGCCGAAGCCAGCGGTGCCCTGGAGATTCTGGAAATTGGTGGCAGGGTCGAACGCACTGCGATCGCATTCGGCGTCGGCGTTTCGACCGACCGCCGGCCACCGGCCGAAGCGCTCGGTGGCGTAGGACGGAGCAGTACCAGTCCGATCGATTTCACCGCTCTCATAGGGAGAGATTTTTGGGCAACGGCCGAATGGGCGGGGGCCGCTGCGATCATCGCCGACACCCCGGTGGGGCTCGAAGAAACGACCTCATTACGCACTGGTACGTCGATTTACGCGGAATCCGGCCGACGGCTCACCAGTGATGCGCAACTCGGTCTCGATTTATCACGCACCCTCGCTGGCGATGCGCGCGTACCCAACGAATTTCAAGCCGTGTTGCGTGCTGACAGGCTGGCAATCCTGGAATGGCTGACAGGCGGGGCACGGATCGCGTCGGAGGGTTTGCTGACGCTAGAATGGCAGGATCCACCTGCCCTATTGCTGGTTTCGCATGGACGACTGCTGCGGTCCCCAGCAAGGATCCGGATCCTTGCTGGTCCTGGCAGTAGACATCCTTTCAGAGGCGGGTAAGGCTTAAGAAATGCGCATCGCAACACCCTTCGACCCAATCGAAGTCGGTGAGGTCGATTATTTCGCCTTCGATTTCACGCCGGACATGGGTGCGGCAACGATTGTGTCGACGAGTTGGACTTGCGCATTGGGCCCTTACGAGACAGCAATCGATCCAACGCCGCAGTCACGGGTTTTGTCAGCTTCCCTACAGACTGCTCTACAGGTGCGATCACCGATGGACGGCTCGCTGCAGACGCGTACGGGGTCGTTTTCCGTCGGCTGGATCGGGGGTATGCCGGCCTCGGCATCTGGCGGTACGTACATTCTCGAGGCCACTGCTAATCTCAGCGATGGGCGCGTGCTGAAGCTCAATGCGACGGCGCAATGCAAGCTGCCTGGCTCGTGACCTCAGTCACGGGCACGGCCTCTCTCGACCGGTTGTAACTAATTTCCGACACTGACTGGGGTTCGAATTATGCGGCTTTACGGCGCAATCCAGAAGATTGAGCCTCAGGACGACGGCACCGTGCGTGTATACGGGATCGCGACATCCGAGGCTGTGGATCAACAGGGAGAGATTGTGCGGGCAGACGCCATTCGCGCGGCGATCCCGGACTATATGCGGTTCCCCGCTCTCAGAGAAATGCATCAGCTTTCCGCCGCCGGGTCGACGCTTGAAGCCGAAGTCTGCGAGGACGGCACTACTCGCATAGTCGCGCATGTTGTCGACCCGGTTGCGGTGGCCAAGGTAAGAAATCAGGTCTATCGAGGCTTCTCCATTGGCGGGCGCGTCACCCAGCGAGACGCCGGTAACCCGAAAACTATCACCGGTCTCGTGTTGAACGAAATTTCTTTAGTCGACCGACCGGCTAATCCGGAAGCTATTTTCGACTGCTGGAAAGCGGCAATGCTACCGGATGCTCCCCTTGCGGTCGCAGAGCCGGTTGTCGCGCAAGGCGGATCCGCCGACACGGAGCAGGCCCGGTCGGAACCGCAACCGTTCAACGCTCCAATCCAGATTTGGGCATGTGCTGTTCGCGATCACCGTCATATGGCCAAAGTGGATGCGCTAAAATGCCTTGAGGGCAGCGCCTCTCTAGCACCAGACCGGCGGTCGACCGCTCCCGCAAGGGCGAGAATGGCTAATAATGAAAAAGACAAGGCATCCTCGATCTCTGCGTGATGTCGGTCAGATCGCCCGTGTGATTGCTGATCTCGACTGGATGAGGGATGCTCTGGAACTGGAAGCGGCCGTCGACAACGATCAGTCCTCGCAGCCGGCGCGACTTCAGGCAATCATCACTGAACTTTGTGATTTCCTCAGCCGTTTGGTAAGCGAGGAAATAGGTGAAACCCCTGATGATGAGGAAAGCGGCGGCTCGCCACTTGGATCCGCAATGCCTGAGATGCTCGGTATGGCCGCTGCATCCGACGTTGAGCGTGTCGCTTCTCTTCGCCCGAAAGACCGCCCCAATATAACGCAACTCGCCGACGACCCCATTGCGAAGTCAAAGCACTCGCGGGGCGACCAGGCGCTGCTGGATACGGCTCATTTTGCGTGCAGCCAATGTCTGACATTTGGAGGGCTATCGGTCAATGAGCAGGCGAACATGGAGCAGGCACGCGATTGTCTGCGGAAGGCTGGTGCCATGCTTGCCCCGCTCGCGACCGTCGGAAGCAGGGAAGATGGCGACCCTTCGCCAGCCTGGCTAGAATCTCCTGTGGGTGATGGCCCCGAGGTCGATATCGTGAAAGTGCTCGGCGTCATCACCAGGGCGCTGTGCAAACGGGAGCTTGCCCATCAGAGCCTGATGGATCTGGCTCATGGATGCCTCCAGGCGTTAACAGACGGGCGTGTTTGCGAAAAAGCTGCGAAGCTTGGAGCGCGCCATTCAAAGGAGACGATGGAGCTGTTCAAAGCGTCGCATCGTCATCTGATTGCGGCCGGAGCCAGATGCGACGACACTGGCGTCGACGATCCGCGCTCACTTGCCCAGCTCACGTCCGAGTCAGACACCCTCGCCGCAGATCTGGCGACCCCGCTCCCCGATGAACCCGTGGAAAAGGCGGCGCTGGCGAAGGTTCTGCGGGAGGTCGTTCCAATGATCGAGCGGCTGACAAAACGGGTCGACGAGATCGCACGGACGCCGCTACCGCCCTTCACACTGGCCAAGCCGCCCGTCT